CGGCGTTCTGGCTGCGGATGATACCGTTGATCTCCGCCGTCTCCCGCACAACTCCGCGCAATTGCTTCATCGCGGCCATCGCAACCTTGGGGTCGGAGTCCCGGCTGAACTCGACCAGCCGCTCGACCTCTTCCCGGACCTCCCACCCGCTTGCGCGCAGGGCAAGACCGACGCCGTCCAGTCCGAAGTAGGAACGGATCACCTCGTCGCTGCTCTCCTCGCGCTTCCTGCTCAACGGCCCTTCCCTCTCGCCCGCATGATCCGGCTGAGTCGGTCGATGCGCTCAAGCGCACCGAACCTGGTCTTCCGTCCGCGCGCACGGTCCACGGCACGCTGTTCCCGCGGCGTGATCGACGGTTCATCCCGCTGCCTCCTGCGCTCGAGCACCACCTCGGGGCTCGGCTCGGGCTTCACGGTCCTGATCCGGGACAGGCGCTTCAGGTCCTCGAGGAGTTCCGGGTCCGCACCTTCCAGCGCCTCACGCCCCTTGCGGGAAACGTACTCCGCGGCCTCGCGCTGCAGCGGACCAGCCTGCACACCGGCAATCTTTCGCCGAGTCGCGCGCTCGGCGCGCTCGCGGATTGCCTCTTCGACGGTCTTGACCTGGCGTGCACGGGTGCGTCCGCCGGGGTCGCGCATCTCCGCACGCTTCGCCTCCTCCCGAGCCGTCATGCCGAGTTGGTACTTCGACTCGTTCCGTGCGCGACGGCGAGCCTGCTCCGCCGGGGTCTCCGTCCGCATCACCGGCTTGCCGGTAGCCCGGTCGATCACGGGCTCGAAACCCCCACCAGCCGTAGGCTTCATCTTCGGTCCGGTCACGGTCTGTTGGGCCATTCTCGCGCGTTCGCCGGTCTTGTACATCTTGCGGCGCAGCACCCTCAGCGCCATGGCCGCGCGGACGTCACCCGCCTTCGCCCGCTCATTGAGGTAATCGAATGCGCTGGTGGGGTCCTTGTTCACGCCCGCGAACACGTCGGACCCTTCGGGCCCAAGCGCCTTCTCCAGCGTTTCCGGCCCGTAGTACTTGGGTTGCGGGGCTCGCTCGTCGCCGGGCTTCCGCTCATACACGTCCTTCTCGGTCGGCTTGCCACCGCGAACCGCACGAAGCAGACGCATGGCAAGATCCCTGCCTCCGCGCTTCGAGACCCCCTTTGGCTCTTCCTTCTTCGGGGTCGGCTCCGCACGGGGACGCAGGCGGGCCAGCGGGTTCTGGCCGACTCCGCGACCTTCACGCTTGCGCTGGTACTGAATCGTGCTGAGAGCGAGCTTCTTGCCTTCGGGGGTCTGGAGAGAGCGGCGGATCAGCTGCTCCTCCGATTCCGGGATGCCGAGGGAGACTGCGCGACGAGTCGGCTTCTGCTCGGGACGCATGGAAGTACGGGCGGTGCGCAGGAGTTCACGCTCCGCGGATGTCTCGGCCTCAGACTGTCCCCCGAGGAAGTAACGCTCCTCGAGACCGCGGGCTGCGCGGACGGGGTTGACCTGCTGTGCGCGGTCGCGGATAAGGTCTTCGCCGTAGACGGCGTAGGACTTGACCGCGGGTGCCGCTTGCGGACGGATCTTGCCAGAACGGACCAGCGATTCCACCGTGTCCGCGATGGTCTTCGGCGCAAACCGGTTTGCACGCTTGGCGGAAAGGGCTTCCCAGACGGCGGACAGCTCCGCCTCAGTCGGTCGGGTCTGCGTCTTCGCAGGCGGCGTCCCCATCGGCAGGGCTGCTGGTCCTGCCGGGCGCTTGTACTGTTCCGCTGCCGTCGCTGACTTTGCCTTCTTCGCCATCTGGTCGTCCTTGCTTGTGGGACGGGATCATTGTAAGCACAAAGCGCGTGAGTTCGGAGGCCGCAGTGCGAATTGCGATGCGGTCAGCCTCGGGAGTCTGGAGCCCCACCAGCCTCCGGGAGTCCAGGATGGTGCGGACGACGAGCTGCCAGTTGCGGTGCACGGACTCGGGGGAGACCTGGTTCTCGATGTGCGGGCGCTTGCTGTAGGTCTTGAGGTAGGAGTTCGGGCCCAGAAAGTCGGGGCGACCGGGGAGGGACAGGTGCTTGATGCAGACCTGGAAGATGGAGGGGTCCACGAAGGACGTGCTGCCCAGGATGATGTTGGGGCAGCAGATGGCTCGGCACAGGGCACGGAAGGACCGGCGGCTGTTGATGCCGAAGGGCCGCAGCTCGCGGATGTAGTAGTCCTCCGACATCAGGCGGACGCCCTTGCCGAAGGAGATGACTGCCTTGTCGTGGGACTCTGTCAAGCGGGTTGCGCGACGTTACATTGCCCGGAGGAGGTAGGGGGGCAGTTCACCGTACTTGGCGGAAGGAGAGTCGGTGTCCTCGAGCTCGAGACGAAGGCGGCCGAGGCGTTCTGCTTCGCGGGTTCCGCGCAACTCAAGGCGCTTGCGACGGCGCTCGGCTGCGGCCGCATCGCGGACGGCGTAGCGTTCCTTTCGCTTGCGTTCGCGCTCGATGCGGTTCTGCGCGCGGATGTCGGCATCACGCGACTCGAAATCGGATCGGTGGCGGAAAGTGGGAATTCCCGCGGGACGGGGGTTGAAAAGGCTTGACGGGCGGATGGGGATCGGCATAATTCGCGTTCCAACAAGGAGAGAAGATGACTGACTGGATGCAGCAGCCGTTGCAGTCCCTCGAGCCCGTGAAGGTCGCGAGGAGGATTCTGCAGAGACAGTTTACAGCGCCGGGCGGCATGAGGGGACTGTGGAGGTGGAAGAATGACTGGTGGGCCTGGGAGGGCGGGACCTGGAGGGTGCTCGATGAGGAGCGGATCAGGGATCGTGTGTGGCTCGTGCTTGAGGATGCGCTGTACGAGCGGCAGACCCAGAACGGGCCGGTGCTCATGCGGTACAGCCCCGACAAGCAGAAGGTCGATGGGGTGGTCCGGGCGCTCGAGGCGTTGGTGCGCATCGAGGCTGAGGAGGTTCCGCTGTGGCTTGCGGAGCCGGATGAGCGGTTCCCGGCTGGGTCAACTGTTGCTTTCCGAGATCGGCTGGTTAATGTAAGGACGCTGGAGAGCATGGAGCGTCCGGCCCGGTGGTTCGACACGGCGATCCTGCCGGTGGCGTACGAGCCGGAAGCGAAGGCCGAGCGGTGGCTGCAGGCGGTCGGGGAGTGGGGCGACGGGGATCCGGTGTGGGCGGATCTGCTGGCGAGGTGGATGGGTTATTGCCTGATGGGGAGCAGGCAGTACGCGCGGTGGATGCTGATGTACGGGAAGATTAGGGGTGGAAAGGGCACGATCAGCGGCGTGATCAGGCGGCTGGTGGGTCGCGATGCGTTCATGGGCGCGAGCCTGGAGGACCTGGCGGGCGGGTTCGGGATGGACGGCTTGGAGCGTACGAAGGTGCTGAGCATCAACGAGGTGAGCGAGCTGGACGGCAAGAGCGGGGAGCGGGTGTGCCGGGTGGTGAAGAACATCGTGGGCAGGGACCCGATGACCGTGGATGCGAAGTACATGAGGCAGCAGCGGAACGTGATCGTGAACGCGGCGGTGATCATGCAGAGCAACGAGATCCCGGTGCTGCCGAACAAGGGGAGGGGGTTGAGCGGGAAGATGCTTGTGCTGCCGTTCGAGGTGAGTTTTGAGGGGAAGGAGGATCTGGACCTGGAGGCGGCGCTGGAGCGGGAGCTGGCGGGCATCGCGGCGTGGGCGGTTGCGGGAGCGCACAGGCTGGAGAACAGCAAGGCGTCGGAGCGATGGCCGGTGCCGGGCGCGGCGGAGCGGGCGGTGCACATGTATCACCTGCAGAACAATCCGTTCGATGCGTTCCTGGAGGCTCGGTTCGTCCAGAGGCGGGACGGGTTCGTAAGTAATGGGATCGTGAGGGCTCAGTGGGATGCGTGGACGAAGGCGAACAAGATCAGGATGCACGTGGCGAGCAACATGCTGCCGATGAAGGTTGTGCAGGGCAGCAGCTGGGATCTGAGGCAGGTGAGGCTGGCGGAAAGCCAGGGCCATGAGCGGGGAATTGCGGGCATGGGTCTCAGGAAGGAGTACGATGACGAGCACTAGGAGGCCCGATGCACGATCCGACGAGCGGACATGAGGTGGTGAGCGAGCAGGTGATGGGCGTCGTGATGAGCGACGTCACGCAGCGGGCCAATGCTGCGCTCAAGTACCTGGAGTGGCTGGAGGGGGTGACGGGTCCCCGGTGGATCGGGACGGAGCGGGGGGCCGTGAAGCAGGACGGACGGAAGGCGAACGAGGCGGAGTCGGACACGAAGCGTGCCGCGCTGCACTACCTGAGGCTTCACTTCCTGGGCGAAATGGACTAAACTTCTGGTCTTCTCTCCACGCGCCCCCTGTCACCTTCGGGTGGTGGGGGGTGTTTGTTTGGGGATTGTACCGGGGATACCGGAGTGACCTGTGCGTTCTATTCTTTATATGTAACTCTCTCTACGTAAGAAAGAAGGGTTGGTATTGCTGGTACAGGTTAGGTATTTGTGGGGGAATTTTGAGAGGGATTGACCCTTTCCCCTATTATCTGGACACCGTCTGGGGGCCGCTACCCCCCTCGCCGGATCACGGTTGCTCACAGCCCACCGCTATCGGACGCTAGTACCGGAGTTCAGCACCAGGCCCCTCGTGACCCGGTGCGCCATGTGATGGTCGATAACTGGTGCCGCATCCTTACGGGGGATGCGGGTTTTTTCTCTCTGCGCGTTGCAGATGGTTGAACCCGAATCCACCCATTCGCTCGAAAGGAGCACGCTATGAAGAACGAGATCGCCATGCTGAAGGCCCAGATCGCTGAGCAGCGCAAGATGATCGAGGACCTCACCTCGAAGGTCCGCCGTCCGTCCGACCTCAAGATCGTCGTGACCACGGACATCCCCTCCAAGTCCGCCGGCAAGCCCGCGTGGTCGACCCTCGAGATCACGGACACCGCCACCGGCGTCCTGACCAAGTGCTTCCTCGACCACACGCACGACGCGGGCACCCGCAAGGACGGCGCGCGCCAGACGGTCTACTACGCCACCCGCATGGCGGAGGCCACCGCCAAGGCCGCGCCCGCCCCCACCCCCGCCGCCCGCGAGGAGGAGGCCCTTCCCAAGTTCTGACGCCACCCGCAGCCCAGCCCCTCCCCTCCCTCGTGGGGGGAGGGGTTTTTTTGTCTCGCGGGTTGCCGGGGCGCGTTGCCCCCATACCCACCCCGACCCCCACCTGCCCCCGAAAGGAGCACACCATGTCCGACCCCCACCAGCAGTCCGACTTCCGCCGCATCCCGTCCATCCCGGACGCCGACCTGATCGCCGAGATCCAGGCCGCGCTCAACGAACTCAACCTCACGGACCTCGTCCCGGCACCCGAGCCCTTCGTCTGGAAGCCGTTCTACCACGACGAGCCCGAGCAGGAATGGGACCGCGACTATCCCGGCGACAACCCCTGCCCGTCCTGCAACCACCAGCTCGAACTCGACGCTGACTTCCGCTGCACCCGCTGCGGCACCCCCTCCTGACCCCTCACCCCCAACCCAAGAAAGGACACCCATGGAACCGTTCATCTACACCCAGATGTCACTCTCGCAGGCCCAGGCCGTCATGCAGCTCGCCGGTGAGCGCATCCAGTACCTCTCCTCCCGCCTCACGCACGACCACACCACGACCTCCCGCTCCGACCTGCTCTGCCAGATCACCCTCCTCACCGAGCTCATCAACGAGATCAACCACGGAATCCGCAAGTCCAATGAGCCCTGACCTTCCTTCCCGCTCCCTCCCCGTGGGGGAGCGGTTTCTTTTTTCCTCCCTCCCTCTCACCCTCCCGTCCCATGCCGTCCTCTCCCCACGCGGGGGGAGGCGCGTTGCGCCCCCCGCGTGGGGGGTTGCACCTGTTTCTTTTCTCGTTTCTTCCACATCTCTCGGAGATAACCATGACTGAGATCAAGTTCGACTCGCTCGCTTCGCTCGACTTCTCGCGCTTCGCCCGCGCCACGCCCTTGGACTACCCGGCCGGCCGCTACTCCGCGACCATCACCGGCGTCGTGCCCCAGACCAAGGACAGCAAGGACAAGCCGTGCTTCCGCTTCCAGGTCCAGATCGCCGTGGACGCCCACGAGGGCAAGCCCCAACTCCGCCTGACCGACCTCGTCTCCTTCACCGGACCGAACGGCTTCATGTGGGCTGGCGCGAACGTCTTCTGCGACATCGCCGCCCTCGCCGGACTCGACCGTGACCAGGTCTACAGCGCCTGCAAGGACCTCGCCAACGCCCTCGAGTCCGCCAACATCACCGCCTGCCGCGACGCGTACCTCGCACTCGCCGAGATCGCCCGCGTCTTCCCCGGTACCCGTGTCGCCCCCAACATCGTCTGGACCGACGACTCCCGCTACGCCAACGTGAAGGGCAGCAAGGCCGTCCCGTCCTACGTCTCCGCCTCCAACGAGCAGGACCCCGCCTCCTCGTTCACCGGCGATGACTGCGACATGGAGCGTCAGCCCGCCCCCCGTCGCAAGCTCAAGGCCGTCCGTCGCTGAACCCCACCATGCGCACCCCCACCAGCCTCTGCTACTGCACGCTGGTGGGGGACTCGCGCAACCACGCTGAAAGGAATCAACCGTGTCAACCCTGCCATCGCTCGCCGTATCCGCACTGCTCGTCCCAATCCCGTTCTCCTCGTGGCTCGTCCGCCACGCGGAGATCGACGCCGTCACCCCCACCACCCTGCCCAACCTCCCGCTCACCGAGGACCACCGGCCCTACCTGTCTCCGCCCACAAGCGACTTGACCGAGGGCATCCCGTTCCCCACCGAGTCCGACACCGAGCGCGACGAGTTCTCCTTCCGTGCCGCATGGGAACTGACCCGCTCCCTCGAGTCCGTCCCGCCCGCACACCGGCCTACCTACCGCCGCTGGAACCGCATCCTCGCCGAGCAGCACAACCTCTCGATGTCCGCAGGCGGCTCCCACCGCTTTGCCCCCACCACGCCCGACGTCATCCACACTCCGCCCCGTCCCCCTGCCCCAGCCATCATCCTCTCGGGTCTCTCCTCCTCCCGTCGCTCCGACATGCGCGCACGCCTGTACCGCCGACTCGGCATCGTCCGCTGTGCCCGCACCCAACGCCTTGCCCGTGACCCGGACTCCGCATGGACCTCCCACGCACCGCTCGACCGCCGAGTCCTCTGGGCCCAACCCTAACCCCACCAGCCTCCTTTCAGCACCCCCCGGCGGGGCCGCGATGCGTCCCCCGCCGGGGGGATTTCCTCTTCCAACCCCCACCCACCAGTCCCATGCCGACCCCAACCACGCTCGCCGACTACCAGGTCTTCGCCGCCATCAACCCCACCGGCCGCATCATGCAGGTCTGGGGCACGCCCGCCGACTCGTTCCCCGAGGTCATCGCCACCGACTACCCCGACCCCGACACCTGCACGGTCCACCTGATCTGCGCGACCAACGACTTCACCGCCGCCTTCCGTTCGTGGCAGGCCAACGCATCCGCATGCCGCACGACCTGCTCCGCTCTCGCCGTCCGCTGCCACACGATCAACCCCGAACTGGAGATCTGACCCATGCCGTCCCCCACCAACCGCCTCTACCTGCACTGCGGCGCATCCGAGATCGCCTTCGATGATCTCGCGATGATCGTCCCGCCCGAGCCCACTCCCTCGTGGCATCCCATCCCGCACGCCTCCTACGTCACCGCCATCCGTGACTCCATCTCCATGCTCGGCGGTCGCATCACGTCGCAGACCCTCGCCATCAAGCCCGGTCACACCGGAGCCGACAAGCTCTTCGGTCTCATCGAGTTCGAGCATCCGCGCATCACACCCCGACCCTCGGGCACCGTGGGCTTCGGGTTCCGCGGATCGTGGGACAAGTCGTTCGCACAGTCCGGCATGCTCTCGTTCCGAACCTTCGTGTGCGACAACATGGCGATGTCCGGCGGCGACGCAATCTCGTTCCACCGCAAGAACACGCCCGGTCTCGCCGACAACTACGAGACCACCATCGCCACGGCCATGATCGACTTCATCGCCCACGCCAACCGCTTCGTCGGCACGCTCAACGACTTCGACATGTACGCCTTGCCCGATACCCGTGAGTTCATCGACACCACCGCCTGTGCCCTGGCCGACCGAGGCGCCGTCCTCTGGCAGAACGTCCCCCACCTGCGCCGTGAACTCTCCAACCCCGCCGGCCCCGGCGGTCTCTTCCCCGACCGCTCCGCCGGTCTCACCAAGGGCCTCGTCCTTCAGGCCATCACCGAAGTCGAGAAGCGCTCGCTCAACGCACTGTCCACCGTCGATCGCATGCAGTCCGCCACCGCTTACCTCCAGGAGATCTGCTGACCATGAACACCACCTTCGCAACCCGCACCCGTCCGTTCACCAGCCCGCACCCCATCGACAACATCCGCTCCGAGGCCGTCGCCGACCGTGACCAGCGCACACGCGCACGCACCGCACGCATCAAGTCCCTCGTCGCTTCCGCTCCCTCCGACAACAAGGACGAGTTCTACTGGACCATGGTGTATGACCTCGAGGAGGCACCGCTCGTCACGTGCCGGCGACTCCTGCTCGAGCACGGCATCATCCCCACCCCGCCGCAGGAACTCCAGATCCCGTCCGAACTGCACGACGAGCTCTGGACCATCATCGAGGCGATGTCCAAGTCCGGCGTCTACCTCATGAACACGGACCACCTCTGCGACAGCGACCTCTACGCCCGGCTTTACTACCGCATCCTCGACGAGGAATGCCGCGACATCCCGCCCGCTGCCGAAGCCGCCGAGTACATCGACGTGCTGCACCCGCTGGACATCGACTATCCGCTCGGCTCCGCCATGCTCTCCCGCTCGGGCCAGGTCCCGACCTCAGCCCCCGGTCCCTACCTCCGTGGTCCCATCGTCCTCGGCGGAGAGTGCCCGTGCGACCGTGACAACTACCTTCCCCGTCCCCGCAACCTCTGACCTCACGGGGGCAGGCCCGATTCTCTGACGAGATGCCCCGGCATGTTGCCGGTCGTATGCGTCGGGACCTGCCCCCACCAAGCCACCCCGGACAAGGTCAAGGCCATGACCATGTCCACGTGGGGCGCACCGCAGATCCTCCGCCCGTACAGCGGAGGGAAGGTGCGTCCGTATCCCCCAGCCAACCGCCCTCCTCTGAGCATCCAAGCCTCTGCCACTCCCTGCCGTGATATCCGCGCACAGTACGCACGCACACTACGGTCACCACGATAAGGCTCTGGCTGGTGGGGTACATTTCTCAACCGAGGTAACTAATGCAACTCAACCTGCTCCCGGCCAAGCCGTTATGCACGGCCTGCGATCTCCATGCCTCCGCCAAGAACGTGGGCATCCCGTCCCGCCATCTCCCCACCAGCCTGCCCCCCGACTCGGCCAACCCCGTGGTCATCGTCATCGGCATGAACCCCGGTACCCAGGAGGACCGCGCAGGCGAGTGCTGGATCGGACCGTCCGGCATCCTCCTCTCCGGTCCCTACCTCACCGGCTCCACCATCACGTCCCTCGCAACCGTCTACCTCTGCAACGTCGCACGCTGCGTCTCGCCGGGCGGCAAGCCCAAGCCCGCGCACTACCGCACGTGCTTCGCCAACACGTTGCTTGACATCACCACGATCCTCGACCATCATCACGCATCGCCCGCCCGTGCAATCCTGTGCGCCGGCGCGGACCCCGTCACCTACCTGTCCCGAACCTTCCAGCGCAAGGCCCTGTCCCAGCAGGACGCGTTCCGCGTGCAGGGCATGTCCATCCCGACCCTCACCCGTACCCACCTCTTCGCCACCTATCACCCGGCCGCGGTCCTCCGCGAGCCCGGCCTCATCCACCCCGTCGCAGACCACCTCGCACTGCTCCGCAACTTCCTGACCGGCGACCTCGCCCGTCCGTCCGCCCCCACCATCCGCACCCCGTTCCTCCCGAGGACCACATGAACTTCAGCCCCGCCGACATCTCCACCATGCGCCAAGCCCTCACCGATCTCCGCTCCCAGATCGAGGAGACCGGACCCTGCGATCACCCGGTCAACATCTGCATCTGCGGACTGCGCACCACCTACGAGAACCTCGGCTCCCTCTTCTACCGCATCACCGACAAGCGCGTCGGCTTCGCACCCACGCCCGAGCTCATCGACCTCGAGCAGATGACCCGCAACATCCTCGGCATCAAGTCCGACGCAGACGCAGCCAACACCGCCTTCCGCAAGGGGACCATCAATGACTGACAACGACCCGCACTACACCCACCTCAGCCAGTTGGTGGGGTGGACCGTCTCGCATCCCGTCGCCATCAAGTACGAGGACGCAAGCGAGTACGACGAACCGCTCTATGCCCTCGTCCTCCGCAAGCCGGGCAACAACCACCAGCAGATGCTCGTCACCATCTTCCGTGACCCCGAGGGCAACGGCCCCGGATTCCTCGAGATCCGCAAGGAGAAGTACGGCAAGTGAACGACCACGACCTACTCAACTGGCTGATGCGGACGGATGGCAGGTCGCAGAGCGTCAACATGATCGCTGCCGACCGCATCCGCGAACTGAAGCGCGAACTGGCCCGTGCCAACCAGCGGCTCGGGCTGTACATGCACCACGCCTCAAGGAAGAAAGCGAAGCGATGAGCAAGGAGAACGAGGAACGAGCAGACCGTGCGCAGCGCGCAATCATTGCGTACATCGACGGCAACGAGGAGACGCGTCACGTCGAGCTGCACGACGAGGCAACCCTGTCCGACCTGATCGCCGATGCCATGCACCTGTTCGGCAAGGACGCGGTCATGTCCGCCGTGCGGCGCGCCGAGATCCACTACGAAGAGGAGATTCGCACATGAACACGCCGGCTTCCGACAAGGTTCACGGGCAGCACACGCATTGGCCGCTCGACAAGCACCTCATGTACCTCGCCGGTCTGTCCGAGGCACTTGGCAACGTCACGCTCAGCTCCGCCCTCGTCCACGAGATATGCGAGGCGTACAACTACTACCGCTTCCACGCCGAGCGCAGGAGCGCGGAGATCGAGAAGCTGGAGGCAACCATCAAGCGACTCAAGGAGCAAGACAAGTGAACGTGCACCAGTTCTCCACGCCCATCCCTGTCGTGACCTGCGACGGGCAGGACGGCTACGCCCTGTACGTCCGTGACGGCGGCACTTTCGAGAACGACGTGTGGTGTGTCGCCCTCTGTGCCGGCGGTCACCTCCGCCACTACACCACCGTCCAGCTCCGAGTCCACCAGAACATGACCTTCGACATAAGGAAATCCCCATGAGCAACGAGCCTACGGACTACGTCAGCCAGATCATCAACTCGGTCGGGGCCATCCTCCTCTCCGTGGTGATGATCGCGTTCTGGCTTGCGCCAATCGTTATTCTCGCGTTCCTCATCTCGTTCTTCCTCAAGTCCTGCAACTGACGATGACCCCCACCAGTCCCCGAGTCATCTCCCTTGACATCGAGACCTATGGAGCGGCTGCTACCAACGGTCGGAGCACGTTGCTCCCCGTGCAGACCGTCTTCCATCCGGCCCGAGCAATCGCCACGGACGGCGTTGCTCGGGAGGATCTCGTACTCACCTGCGCCATCACCGTCGCAGCTACCGAACCCGAAGACCTCAACAGCCTCGACGGCATCGCCTCCCTGCAGCCCGGCCCGACCTTCACCCTGAACCTGACCGACCCCACCAGCCACGACATCCTCCTCGCATGGCTCCGCCACGCCGACACCATCGTCGGCATGAACCTGCCGTTCGACATCCTCTGGCTCCGCGCCTACACCCCCGCACTCGCCCTCGCCCTGTGCGGCAGGCACACCCTCATCGACCTCAGCGTGGTGAACTTCCTGCACTCCGAGCTCCGACCCGAGCGCAGCCTCAAGTCTCTCGGCCCCGTCCTCGGCACGCACTCGTACCAGGAGTCCGCAACCCTCAAGGACGGACGCCGCTTCCCGTCCCCCACCTGCCCGAACCTGCACGCATACAACGCGCAGGACACGCACAACACGCTGCTCGCCGTGGCCCACCTCGCCAACCGCATCCGCCACGACTACCCCGACACCGCCAAGCTCAGCGCCTACAGCATCCGGCACTTCAGCGACACGCTGTGGTCCACGATCCGCATGTCGGAGGCCGGCATCCCATTCTCACTGCCCCGTCTCACCGCACTCGAGAAGGACCTGCTCCGCCAGGCCGACGAGGCATCGAACTGCGCAGCAGCAGGCGGAGTCCTGATCGAGGGCGAGGGCAGCGTCCAGTCCCAGCGGGAGTTCATGTCCCGGTGCATCGAGGACATCCTCCCCACCAACCCCGACTTCCTCGCGCATCCCCTCCTCACCTACACCGAGAAGAACAAGGAGCTCTCATGGTCCAGCGAGAACAGACGCCTGATCTCCAGCCACTTGCCCGACTCTCATCCAGCACGCACCATCTTCGCGTGTGCCGACGCTCACGCCACCGCCCAGAAGTTGGTCTCGTCCTACACATATCCCCTCTTGCGCCACCGGCGAACCAAGCCGACCGACAAGTCATCTGTCCTTCTGAAACGGACAGATAGGCCTGACATCGGCATCGCCTACCCCACCTGGTACACGGTCCCGTCCGTGCCCAAGGACTCGGGCTCCGAGGGCGGCACCATCCAGGCCCGCATTACCTGCAAGAACCCCGCTGCCCAGACATTCCCCGCCGTCATCAAGGACTGCGAGGAGTCCCGCTTCACGGGCGGCAGCATCGTCTCCTTCGACCTCAGCCAGATCGAGCTCCGCGTCGCAGCCATCCTCTCGGGCGAGCCCACCCTCCTCGCCGCGTTCAACGATGGCCTCGACCTGCACACCCAGCGCACGCTCGCCATCTTCGGACCAACCTCCGCCGACCGCCCTGACTTCAAGGCCCTCCGCCAGATCGGCAAGACCGTCAACTTCGCGGACCTCTTCGGCGCATCCGCCGCCCGGCTCCAGCGCTCGGTCCTCGACATGTCGGGCACGCTGTATCCCCTCTCCTTCTTCGACCAGATCGTCGCGTCCCGCCACGCCCAACGACCCGCGCTCGTGGAGTGGCAGCACTCACTCTGCAAGCAGGCGGAGTCCGCCGGTTACATCGAGCTCCCCTTCACCGGCCACACCCGCACCTTCACCAACTTCCGGCTGGACGAACGCGCATGGCGCACCCGCCGTGAGCTCCGCCAGCTGGTGGGGCGTGGCGGCAAGTCGATGATCTCCGAAGTCTGCAACTTCCCCGTGCAGGCAACCGCCGGCAACGTGATGCTCGCCATCCAGAACTTCATCCATCGGGCGCTCGGCCCGCTCACATCCCCCACCAGCCACCGCCAGCCCCTCCTCTTCCTCCAGGTCTACGACGCCCTGTACTTCGACTGCCCGGCAGGCACGGAGCAGCAGGCCCGAGACCTGATGGAGACCGCCGTGCAATTCGTCGGCACCGCAGGCTACTGGCACGAACTCTGCAATCGTTCCGGACACCACGCACCCCTCATCTACGAGTGACACATGCGCAACCTCACCGTTCCCCCGCACTGCTTCGGCGCGCTGTACCGCTACTACAAGCACGGCTACGAACCAGGCGGATTCCTGAACTCCGTCATCCGCAACGACGCATGGACCGCAGCCGCAACCGCGGACGACGAGAACTTCCCCGCACTCGGCGCGATCATCCTCTTCAACCGGAGCGCCCGAAACTTCCAGCAGGACTGCAAGGCAGCAGAGGACTTCTCCTCCTTCGACCTGAAGTGGGAGGCATGGCGCATCCGCTTCAGCCCGGACGCCGACGAGATCGAACTTGACTTCGGAGATCCCAACGATGACTAAGGACATAACGCTCACCATCGAAACACCGGGCCTGTTCATGCAGGCAACCTACGAATGCCGCATCTTCAGGGACCGCAAGGTGGACGACGCCTGGCTGCCCGACATGGACCCGATCCTCGTCCGGGTGGACATGGTCAACAGCAAGGACGAGGAGTTCGAGTGGTTCTACGGGGACAACAAGCCATCCACCATCGTCCGTGCGCTCGAGCTGCACGGTGACCGCCTGAACCGCCTGCTGCTCGAGAAGGCGACCGACATCGTGAACGCACCCAACTTCCAGGACAACCCCCATGAGGACGACCGTGACTAAGTACCCCACCATCCGCAACCTGATGTCACAGCTCAAGCCGATCATCGGCAAGGACTTCATCCTCCACGTCACCTACTCCGGTTCCAACGACTCCGGTTGGTTCGACCAGATCTTCCTCCGCAACGAGGACGGCTCCGACATGGGCATGTCGGCACCCGACAACGCGACCCGCCTCATCGCATCCCTCGAGCGCGAGGTGTTCGAGGAGCTCGGCAACACCCTCGAGCGCAGGTTCCCGGGCTGGGAGATCGGTGACGGCCACGTCATGGGATCCTGCGGATACTTCACGATATCCAGCAAGGAGCGCACCATTGCGCAACATCACGAGGTCCTGTTCGAGTCAAGTCAGGACGAGAGCCCCGACGAAGTGGAGCACTTCTGATGCACCCCTACCACCACGCCCTCTCCTCCGTCAAGAAGTTCGGCGGCATTGTCGAGAATTACATGAGAATCCACGAGTGGTTTGACGAAACCAAGAAGTACTTCGGCGACGCACGTCACCGTGCCCTGCGCCACCACACCGTCGGGATCTTCTGGTGTGAGGAAAAGTTTGGTGACACCATCACGGTCTGGATTAAGGACAAGCCAAGGGAGGTGCCGGTCCGGCTGGTCGCGGAGCAGCACGTGATGGAGGACATGGGCTTCCTGCCCACCCCCGAGTGGTGGCTCGGCAAGATGACGCTGACCTTCGAGATGAACCGGGTGCCCGCCCGCCACAAGGACGAGGAACTTGCGCAACTTGCGCGGGCTGCGGCAGTCGAGATGTACAAGGGCGAGGGTTGATTGATAGCATGGCGGCGTGTCCCAGGTCACGGTCCTGATCGACAGTCGGGAGAAGAAACCCCTCTCCTTCCCCGCGCACCTCGTCGTGCTAGACAGGACCAAGCTCCCCACCGCCGGCAAGTCACGCACAGTTACGGTCCGCACGAAGTCCGAGACCCTGAAGACTGGTGACTACCGGCTGGTGGGGGGCACCAGCGCAATCGAGCGCAAGGGCTCCTTCGAGGAGATCGCCGGTAACTGCCTAACCCTCGACGGCCGCCGCCGTTTTATGGACTGCTGCCGCCGCCTCCGCTCTGAGTGCCGCACCGCCTGCCTCCTGTTCGAGGGGCTGGTGGGGGGCTTCGAGGTTCGGGCAGGACTTCCCCATCCGGGCGTTGCGGCCGACGCTTTATTGGATATCATCGGGGAGCACGGGTTGCCCCTGATGCTGCTTCCCCTGAGCACGACCGGCCAGCGTAGGGCCGCAGGTGAATGGGCATTGAGGTGGCTCCTGTCGCAGGAGCGCGATGGCACACGTCACCCTGACCACGGACGTCAAGAGCTTTGCACTGACGTCGTTCGAGATTTCGGACGCAGCGGGCAACGAAGTTCGGATTGTCCAGACGACCCGGCCCACGGACAACAGTTCCACGGTGATCGGGACAAGCCTGAACTACCTGAAGCTTAAGTTTTATTCAAGCGCTTCAAGCAACGAATCAATCTTTGTCTGGGGTTGGTCATTCTGGCCTGACCAGATGGCGTGGGTTCCGCAGCTGCTTTGCTCGTTCACTATGGTTCCCAACGGATCCACCTCCACGGTTCCGGGAGTGGGCACCGTCTACGAGATGGTGAACGCCACGAAGCTTACCGGCGACGTGAAGATCTACGCGGGCGTCGGCGCTACGAGCAACGGAGGCTTTGTGCTGGTGGACACCCTCGGCTGCCAATTCGTTGAAGTCGTCGCGGGTGGCAATCCCAGCCAGCCGGTCATCAGCGTTCTCAGCTCGGGGCTCTGATGCACCGCAACAGAACCTGGCTCCTCGATCAGACGGAGTTGCGCACGGAACGCAACCGCATCTCCCCGCTCGGTGGGGGTGACGGAAGCACCTTCTCGTGGGACCTTACCACTGGCTCCATTCCCCCAAACCTTGAATTTTCTAGGACTGGAAATGCGACTTACGAAACAAGGACCGGCCAAGTAGTAACCGTTGGAACAGACGTCCCCCGGTTCAGCCAGGATCCTTCCTATCCCGGCTTGATCATCGAGCGGAATGGGTCAAATACGCTTTGCCACTCGGAGACGTTTGCGACATCCGGGGGCACGACGAACTGGGTTGATTCAAGCATCAGCCGCCTTGCAACGAATGCACTGGCACCGGACTTGACAGCTACAGCATTGAGGATTCAGGCAATCGGAGCAAACGGGACAATCCGGCAGACAATAGCAAGTACCGGGTCGGGAAGAGTCTTCTCGGTGTGGATCCGAAGGGTTTCTGGGACAGGGAACATCCAGCTGTCCTTAAACAACAGCACCTACACGACCCTATCCGGAGTAACTTCCACCTGGAAAAGGTTTCATATTTCCGCCGCAAGTAGCCACACTATCCCCTCAATTCGGGTAGTCGCGCTTAACGACACTATCGAAATTTGGGGAGCGCAGGTTGAAATCTATCAAACTTCTGGTGTTGCAACCGGTGCGGCCACTCCCACCAGCTACATCAAGACAACGACAACAGGCGCTTCGAGAGCTATGGATTTCTTGTATGGAAATTCTGGCCCATCGTTTTATGCGCAGCTGAATAACGGGAACAGCGTCTTCCTGAAGTTCAGGGGTAGACCTAGTTCACCATCAACGAATAGTGGAACTTTCTTCTACTTTGAAAACTCCTCGGCTGAAGGATGGGGAGCTGACTCCGGGAGAAATTATTACGCCTCGACGTCAAACGCGATAACGACGGGGTGTTCCTTCAACGCTGCGATTTTTTCCATAAACTCAGGAAACTTCTTTCCCTCAAGCGGAAGCGTGCTGAGTGACTTCACTTCCGTGTTTACCCTCAGCAAGAACGAAGCGAAGTCGCTGACGACGGGTAGCGGATCACCGGGAACAATCGTGAAGGGCTCATCGGTCACCGATTTGACCCCATCGGACCTGGTTATGATGCCTCTCTTTAACGATTCATCAATCGTAATTCCGATGACGTTGCAGAGGATTGAGGTGTGGAACTACGCCCTGACGGATTCTCAGATGAAGGATCTGATTCCATGATCCTTGACTTCATGCTGAGGACCCGCAGCGAACGCGAGATGAACGAGGCACTTCTCGAATCCGGTCTGCTGAAGATGAAGGTCATGGAAGGGGAAGAGGTCTTCTATTGGGGGCCCGGTGTCGAGATTGACTACATCGGCCAGATCCCGGACATTCTGGACGAGGACGGGTATGTCCAGAAGCGGGGCGATTCGGGGTACCACGCAAACCTGAGAACCAGTTTCGAGCTCACCGCCGAACAGCTCTCGAGTCTTCCAATCGTGACACCTACCCCCACCACCCCATACAGAGTCTTCTTCTGAACGACGAAGCCATGACCAGAGAGCAGAACAACATCGTGCGCCTGTCGACCCGCGATTGGGTCGGCATCATCGGGGTGGCGATCACGCTGCTCACGATCCTCGGCAGCGGATACCTCACGCACGACCGGTTGCTCATGCGCCTGGTGGCGCAGCAGGAGGCGATGAATGCACGGCTGGACAAGATCGAACGCCAGCTTGATCCTCGCCGCTAGCCTGCTGGTGGGGTGCAATCCGCTCGCTCGCGTGAGCAGGAACACGACCGCGATCCAGGCCGAGTCCCAGGCCCTCATCGACCACGGCAAGGCCGTGGGTGACCAGGAGGTGGTGACCCGTGCCGAGACCATTCACGACCTGGCCGTTGACATTCACGGGCAGCTTCCGCACCTGGAGAACAAGACTCCTGCGTGGCTGGAGACGGTGTGGTGGGTGGCTGCCGCAGTCGTGGTTATCGGGATCTGCGTGCTGCTGTGGCAGACCGGATTGGGCACGGTCATCAGGGTTGCCATCGGCTGGCTGCCGCGCCGCAAGGTGCAGGACGCGGCTCTCGCGTCCGGAATGCTGGACCCCTCTAAACCGGAAGATGCTCGCGAGTATGTCGCTGCGCGGCGCGCATCAGACCCGGAGTTCGATGCTGCGTGGCGACGCATTCACAAGAAAGGTTCATAATGATCCTTGCTGATTTCGGCGATTTCCTCGGTAGCCTTTGGTTCGCAGCCCTGCTCGGCGTGGTCGGCTTCGTGGCCGGCTGGTTCCTCTGCAAGAAGCACGGCTCCAAGTTCTGATGCCCAACGTCCCGTTCAAGGTGAGGGCAGCTTCGAGGAACATACACCTCGTTGACCTTACGTGCACCTCAAGAACGGATGAGTGGTGGTTCCTCCTGTCCGGGGACCGCCACCACGATAACCCCCACGCTGACCATGACCTCGAGCGAACGCATCTGGACCAGGCAGTTGAGCGTCGTGCGGGCATCATTGACGTGGGCGATCTCTTCTGCGCGATGGAAGGCAAGTTCGATCCTCGGCGCAACAAGAGCGGCATACGCGAAGAGCATGCACTGGCTGCGGACTACCTCGATTCCCTAGTCCGGCACGCCTCCGACTTCTACTCCCCCTACGCCGGTAACTTCGTGGTCATCGGGCGCGGCAACCACGAGTCCGCGATCCTCAAGAACTGCGAGACGGACCTCACTGAGCGGCTGTGCGAGCGCATGAGCCAGCAGTCCGGTGACAAGGTGTATCCCGGAGGATACGGCGGCTGGATCCGTTTCTTCACGGAGATCAACAACGAGCGTTACACGCTGTCCCTCAAGTACTTCCACGGTGCAGGCGGTGCCGCGCTCATGTCGTTCGACACGCTCAAAGTGCGGCGGCAGGCGGCAGTCATCCCGGACGCAGACATCATCGTGCAGGGCCACGTGCACAAGCAGTGGTTCATGCCGCTGTCCCGCGAGCGGCTGGTGTGCGACAAGGCCGGTTGCCGGGTGGTCAGCGACATCCAGTACCACGTCCGCACGGGCACCTACAAGGACGAGTTCGGTGACGGCCACAGCGGTTGGCACATCGAGCAGGGCCGCGGGCCCGAAGTGCAGGGAGCGGTCTGGCTCCGCCTGTACATGGCCAAGAAGTCAGGCCGCACCACAAGCGGCGAACACAAGACGTACTACCAGCTCACTCCCGAATTCCACCTCGCGCACTGAACCCCCACCAGCCATGGCGAAGGGCGACCGCATCCTCAAGATCCGTGGTCAGCGCTGGCGCTTGCGGTTCGTGCCCAACCTGGGTGACGCAGAGGGACTTTGCCACAAGGAGGAGCGGATCATCCGCATCGCCCTGGGCTACCCCGACGAGCGGACCATGGACTCGATCATCCACGAGGTCCTGCACGCCGCGCTATGGGACCTGGACGAAGAAGCGGTTCACGACACGGCCAACGCCATATCCGCCGCCCTCTGGCGGGTGGGGTACCGCCGGACTGGAACTTAAACCTCCACTTACGGGAACCCGCAGCCGGTAAGAAACACTTACCACTTTTCCTTACCGCTTACGAAACGACCGTTTCGTACCGAAACTGCTACAAACGTGAAGAAATGTAGTAAGTTCGATCCGTTGACCTAGGTTTCGACACAGCCCATTTGCTGAGCGGGATTCCCACTACCCGCATTGCCGGCGAACCCACGGCATCTTGTTCTTGGCCTCCGACCCGAGGCGGGATGTTAGATCATCAGCATGGGTGAAGCACATGCTACAACGCTACCCCCTAAAGTCGCGCACGCGGGGGAGCGCTACGCGCCCCGCGTGCGCTAACCCCAGGAGTCCCCTATGCCACCCCCCACCAGCCAGGCGTCCTATCCCACCAGCATTCTTGACGATGTCCGTTCGTGGCTCGAGGCCCACGGCATCTTTGCCCGTAGGCCCCACATCCGCAGCAGCGACTACCGGCTCCTCCGGTCCTGCCCCCGCACCTACTACCTGTCCCGCAAGCTCGGGCTGGTCAAGGCGTTCCAGTACAGCCGTGCCCTGAGCCGAGGCAGCTGGGTCCACCTGGCGTTCGCGTGCATCCTCGATGACCCCACCGAGCGGGCCCTGACGCTGGAGCAGGCCATCGTCGCTCGGTGCGAGGAACTGCGGGACGTGTGCAAGCAGATGGGCGTGTCCGGCGACAAGGTCCGGGAGATGGTGGCGCGGGAGGAGCAGGACGCACGCACCAGCATCGCGTGGTTCAACGCGGCGCTGCAGGTACCGGACGGCAGCGGCAAGACGCTGGGCCAGCGGTTCGCGGAGGATTGGACCGTCGTGGAGCAGGAGCCCGAGATCAAGGTCGGCGACCGGCTGATCCAGCCCGACTGCATCCTCCGGGACAAGGCAGGCAAGTTGTGGATCGTGGACTTCAAGACCACGTCCATGTCCACAAATGCCCGCCTGCAGACCTGCCCTCTCGAGTTCCAGACACAGCACTACTTCCACACCCTGCTCGAGGCCATGGAACTTGACTCACCCGAGCTGGCGCTGCAATGGGGCAGCGACAAGATAGGCGGCGTCCTGCACATCGCCGTGCGCAAGCCCAGCATCGAGTTCGGTCTGAAGGACCGCCCCTTCACGCTGGACGAAAGCCCGTTCAAGAGCGGCCCCCGCAAGGGCGAGCCGCGCAACGAGCGCATCTACACGGGCGAGCCTGACCCGTACCTCTACGAACAACGCTGCCTGGATTGGTACCTGGGACGCGGAGAGTACAGCCACTTCGAGCCCGAGCGGCTGACCGATCCGTGCATCGCGATTTCCACAACTTCCGCGGAACTTCTTCTTGCGGAAGATCTCAAGACCGAGTACCATGATCGCCTGTCCTTCATCCGGAAGTACACACAGCGCCCGTCCCAGCCCAGCGAATTCGAGATTGGTGATCCGGTAGTTCAGCACGGCACTCCGTCGCCGTACCTGCCGTTCCACATGGTCGAGCCTGGCAAGTGGCCTGAGTTGATTCTGGCTGAGGGTTTCCTGCAACGCGACAGGGACACTCACACGGAGATCGACAATGGAGGAAGCACCTAACCCCACCAGCCAGGAAGCAGGAAAGTCCGTGCTCGGGCCCGTCATGTGGCATGACTGCCTGCGGCTCGTGATCGCACCACGCATCGCGGAGGCCGTGAAGGCGAACCCGGACATCGAGAACAGGCAGCAGCTCCACCGGGCGTTCTGCGAGATGCACGGGGTCAAGCCCTCGTACTCCACCTTCAGCGGGTGGTGCGAAGATCTGGGCATCAACTTCCGCAAGCGCATCGAGGTGACCATCCCCGGCTGGCGCGAGATGCCACGCCCGGCCGCGGACTTCCAGGGTCCCATGCCGGTCCAGCGCGTGCACACCGTCCCGGTCGCCATGATCTCGCCCGAAGGCACCCAGATCATCGGGGAGCAGCCCGTGGACCCGGACGCCCCCGTGGAATGGGACATGAAGCCAACGCCCCGCGAGGCAGACATAAGTTCCTTCAACGACGGCATGCCCGACATCCTGCCCGGCGGCTTCAGGGCCCCGACCTTCTTCGGCAGCAACGATTACGCGAACTGACCCCCACCAACCCCCAAAGGAGTCATCATGACACACTCCGTCACTCACGGTTCCACCGTCGCATCCAAGTACGCAGGACTCGGCAATGCCGTCACCACTGGTCGCACTACTCCTTCCCGCATGCTTGGTCTTGTGGTCGGTGAGGCTGGCTGCGGCAAGTCTTTCCTCCTGCAGTCCCACCCTGGCGCGTACATCCTCAACCTGGACGAGACGCCTGCGGTCTGCGGCACCAGCGAGGCGGTCATGTTCCCCACCCCCGGTCCTGACGGCCGATCAGTGGACGAGAAGGGAAATCCCGTCGTGCTCGATTGGTCCGCAATCGAGGCGAAGCAGAAGATCCTGCTTGAGCTGGCCCGCACGAACCAGCCCCGCCCGGAGACGGTGGTGATCGACACGCTCGGTGCCGCCATCCGGCTCCTGCGTCCGCACATCGCCAAGCTCTACGGCCGCGAGCGGTTCACCGACGTGGACGGCCGACTCGGCTGGGAGCGACTGTTCGACACCCTCATCGAGTTCGGCACGACCCTGCGCCGGCACGGGTACGGCGTCTATTACATCGCCCACCTGTCCCGCAAGCACGTCCCCCTCAGCGAGAACCAGAACGTCGAGGAGTACAAGATCCTCATCTCGGACGGCCTGTACGCCCGCATGTTCCCCATGTTCGACATCGTGATCCCGGTCACCGCGCATTGGGACATCCGCGAAGTCAGCAGGGACCAGGAGGCGAACGTCGGCGGCAAGGTGCTTACGCGAAAGGTGACTACGCAGGAGAAGGTGCGTCGGCACTACTGCTCTTTCGACAACCCCAAGCTCGAGGGCATCGCGAAGGTCCGCACGCTCTCGCCGCTCACCACGGTCGAGCTCCCACGCGACAACGCGTGGGGATCCTTCTGCTCTGCCTACGAGACCGCGAACGCGGTCCGCTGACGCGGGAACCGCGTTCGCTTCCCCATCTTCGTTTCGTTTGTTTCGTTTCTTTTCACCCCTCTTTACGGAGCATCAGATGCCCATTGAGAACAACGTCAAGGCCATGTTCAACTCACTCAACGCCTCCTTCGCGCAGGCCCAGCCCGACAACGGCATGGGTGCTGGCGGTTGGTGGCCGGCCGAGGGCCAGCACGAGGTCTTCGTGTCCAGCCTGTCGGTCCGCCCGAGCGAGTACAAGCTGCCTGACGGCCAGAAGGTCGCCGGTACGGAGATCAGCTTCCGCTACCAGCTCATCAACGACGCTGACCAGCCCAGCGAGCCCCGCTCGTTCGACGGCGCTTCCTTCCGCCTCCCGCAGGACACCAGCGTCCTGGACGAGAAGGGCCGGATGCGCGTCGATATCGAGATGCGCCGCCTGAAAGGCCACCTCCAGACCATCCTGCGCCGTGACGTCAAGGATATCGGAACCGCAATCGCGGATGCCGACGCCAAGATCAACGGCCAGGACGCGGTCGCAGTCGTCGTGAAGTGCCAGTACGACCAGGTCAACGGCAGGACTTACCGCAAGGACTTCCTCGTGAAGCCCCTCGCCGGCTGATTTCTGCTACCATCTCGGAACCCCACCAGCCGGGGGCGGGCAGCTCGCAAGGCTCCCGCCCCCTACAGTCCCCCGGATAGCCCCCCGGCAGCGCCGCCACGACGGACCGCGCCGGGGGGTTTTCCCGGACGGGTCGGAAAGGACTCCCTCCCTTGTACGAGACACGTTTCGTCGCCCAGTACACCACGCAAACTGCCGGGAAGATCGGCACTCAAGTCGCCAGTGTGTTGGAGGCGAGCGGTCATGCACCCGCGAA